AATAGGATACTTATGAGGCATGTTATGCTCATCTACCTTGAGTGACTTCATCTTGCTGACGTAATCTCTGTTATCAGAAATTTGCGTATTTAACTGCTCGTGTCCGATATTCAATGCCTTGCCCATTGTTTCGGCCATTTGCTTAAAGTCTTCCTTGCTCAAAAGAGGAGTATCTCCAACACCAGTTGCTTTGGCAGCTTGGGTTTTGATTTTCTCCCAAAGAGGGCGATTTGCTGTCAATGCGTCATATTGAGCCATTGTTGGTACACCACCAGTAGCAAATCGGACATATTGATCTGCTAGGTTTTGTGCAACAGGGCCAGAATGAGAGAAGTCTCCCGTCTTAACAAGCGGGATATAATCTCCGTAAAAACGCTGGACAGCAGGACGCATTTTTTCTTCTGCGTCTTTTGCCAATGGATTTCGCTCAAAGTCAGTTTGCGCTGCATTATACTGATTGACCGCAGTATTTAATTCACGCAATTGCAATCTTTCCTGCCCTAAATCCGCTAGTTCCTTTTGTCTAGAAAGACGAGATGATTCCGTGGCTTGTTCTGCAATGCTAGGCCAAATTACTCGGAAATTGTCAGGGTTGTGTTCGTCTTGTTCGACTTGTGCATTGATGCCTTTATTAGCAGCATAATCACGAAGATCCAAAGCATCTTGTTCTGGCATCCATTTTTTCTCTCCTAATGCTCTTTCAAACTCTGGGATAACAGATTGCTGTTGTGAAACTGCTTGTGCAGGAGCAACTCCCTGCATTGCTTGCGATTGTTGTGCTTGTGCAACTTGTGCCGGAGGAATTGACGAAAGAAGAGCCTGAACTTGTTGCTGGACAGGCGATGCTTGCTGTCCAAACTGCTGTGCTGATGAAACAACCTGCCTTGGGTCAATTGCTTGAAGATCGTAAGGAAAATTAGGATTGGATGTAGCAGGATTTACAGGAACATTCGGAATACCTGCTGATGTCGTCAGATATCGCGTATCTGGATTGATATTCAGCGGATTGTATTGAATCGTAGCATTTTCAATCTCTGGGACAGAAATTGAACCAAATGGCTTTCCCGTTTCTGTTTGTGGAGGAAACTCACCTGAACCACCAACTCCCTTTAGATTGTTGTAATACTCATCTTTAGGGATTAAATTGTTGGGATCAGAAGAAGCAGGCTCTTGTGGAGTTTCTTTTTCTTGTAGCTTTTGTTTTTGTAACAAAGATCCACCGCGAATAGATGGTGCTGTCGGATGTTTATCACCACCACGATCAATGATCTGTTGTTTCAGATCCTCCATCTCTTTGTTGTGTCGTGTTAGTTCTTCAAGCCGGAGATTTGCCAATTCTTGAGATTCACTAGTCTTGATGCCAGCAATTTTGAGTTGGTTTTCCATCTCTTCTCGCTTTAGTGCGACAGCAGCATCATTTTCTGCCTTTTTCTCTTCCTTGGCCTGCTTGCTCTGATATGCCGCAGTAATACCCTGTGCAATAGACCCAAGTCCACTAGCAACGCCCTGTGCGATCAATTCGGGCTGTGGGCTAGGGACGCTCCATCCGGCCAGCGGCTTGAACTGGACTGGCGATGTGGCAGCAAATGAAAGCGGCTTCAGCCCCTGCAATGCGTTCTGATCAACAGGAACGAGTGCAGGTGCAAATCCATATCCGCCAGTTTCAAATGCTAGTGCCATAATGTTAAGATCCGCCTAGTTTTATACCTTGTGATGACGGCAAAGTAAACTGATTCTGATTAGAACCAATCTGATTAGCTACAGCGGCCTTTGCAGCCATAGCTCCTGCTGGGTCAACTTGTGCAGAACCTTTAGGCGTTGCTCCGCCTTGAGGTTTAGGTAGTGATACTTGACCAATTCCTTGGCTTGGTGATTGGGTTGCAAGAGCATTAGTTGCCTGCGCTCCGATTGCTGCGCGTGATATATCTTTCATACCACCGATTTGATTGTATCCAGATATTTGCTGCTGTGCCGCTTGCTGTCCTTGCTGTGCTAGGTTTTGTGCGTTAGCTAAAGAAGCATTATATGCGTCTTTTTGAGCTTGCGTTGGTTGTGGATGTTGTTGATTAGCGACATAGCTATTCCATTCACTTGCAATAATTGGTATTCTTTGTTTGTTAAGAACTCCTCCCATTCCCAATCCAAGCATCCCCATCATATTACTTGGATTTGATTGAGCATTAGGATTTTTATAAGCCCTAGAATATGCAGATTGGCGTTCTAAAGCTGCGTTATCTCCAGACCAATATTTTTGCGATCCGCCCATATTACGATCCTCCGAGCTTTATACCAGCGGATGAAGGCAAAGTAAATTGGTTTGCGCCTGCGCCAGTTGCATTGTTCTGGCGAGCGGCAGTAGCGGCCTGTGCGGCAGTATTAGCCTGTGCAGGGCTAATAGCACCTGCTCCACCAGCGGCTCCGATATTTGCAATGCTGGCCTTTGATGCGGCGGCGGGGTTGAATCCTCCACCACCGATGGCTCCCTGTGCGCCTGATTGTGCAGAGACTTGCTGTGACTGCTGCGCTGCCACATCTCGCGCTTGCTGCGCTTGGTTCTCAAGTCCAATCTGCTGTTGAGCAGCTTGTGTTCCAGCCGCAGCTTGTTGCAGAGCAGAGTTTACAGAGTTGAAATAGGATTGCTTTTGCGCTTGAAGTTGCGCGTCTTGCGCGGCTTTTGCAGCAGCGGCTTCATTAGCCTTCATTTGGGCAAGGACAGCGGAGTTATCGCTTCCGCTACTACGGCTACCACCGCCACTAGACCCGCCCATCTTATTTTCCTCCAAGAATGGTTACGCCTTGGGAAGAAGGCATCGTGAACTGATTAGCACCAGTAACACCCTTATTGGCGGCGGCAGTCTGACTTCCAGCAGTCGTTGCGGCAGGATTCTTAACAGCACCAAGACCGCCAGCAAGATTAGCTGCGGTAGTTGGAAGATAGCCAGATGCTGCTCCAAGGTTGGCAAGCTGCGCCTTCTGAACGGCTCCAAGATCGTAAGCCCCGCCAGTAGCGGCGGCTCCTGCGCCTGCGGCAATCTGCTGTTGTGCTGCGAGAGCGGCGGCATCCTTGGCCTGCTGGTACTGGCTGGCAAGACCAAGCTGCTGTTGCGCCTGTGCAGTTCCAGAGGCTCCAGCTTGATTAGCGGCCTGCACCTGCGTGTTGTAGATACTGCGATCCTGCGCTTCCTGTGCGGCCTTGGCTGCGGCTGCCTGTTGCTCGCCCTGCTGCTTGATCATAGCAAGCATTGCCGTGTTGTCTTGTGCCGGAATTGAAGGTGAGCCGCCCATAATTATTGTTGGTTAGTTGTTTGTGTTAAAGTTAATACCATCCAGTTCCCTCTACTCCATATTCTCCAGTTCCCTGTTTCCACATTTGTGGGTTTTGAATTCCTGCTTTTTTAGCAGCATCCATAGATTCATAGAATCCTTGGCTGCTCATTTGATCTTTGCCAAACTGCCCATGATATGCAGCAGCTTTTCCCATAGCACCAAGTCCAGCAGTACCAAGGCTAGTAACACCACTTGCAATTCCGCTCCAAAGAGCCTCTGGATGAGTGCTTTCAATGTTCCACTTTTGTTGTGGCACAAATTGCACGCCAGCACCTTGTTCTCCGCCAGTACGCAAAGGTGTGTTAGCATTATTATCAGGTGATCCGCCCATATTCGTGAAAAGTAAGTAATTATTAGCCTTTAATCAACATTATTCACACAGAAAATCCTAACTCCTTCCTTGCCTCCTTACAGAGATCAGATCCGACCTCAAATTTCTGGCATGAGATAGGTCTGTCTCGATAGATAGAGCAACTTACCTTTTTGCCTATCTCTCCGCATAACGCAACGCACCTATTGCCCTCTGTTTTCATGAGCGGGTACTTCTCATGAATCATCTCGCTTGGGATATTTACGGCATCAGACTTGTCCCTCCGCAAGACAGGCCAACTCCACTTGTAGGCGCAACAAGCCCCACATGACTGACAATCGTACATTACTTGTTCCAGATCGGCCTGAATCCCAAATCATCAAACACCATGTCTTCGTAAGGAGCCATATGGGACATATTGGAAATTGTAGCCTTTAGTTTTGGACAATAGGCAAACTTGTCGCCATGCCTATCAATGCAATTAAGGCAGGTCGGGATATAATCGGCATTCTTTGATTTGTCTTTCATGTGATCCCACTTGCCGTTTGCTTTCTCGTACCTTTCTTTGTCAGGCATAACACCGCTTTCCTCCATATACCTATAGATGTCATCGTCTGTCCAATCTTTCATCAGGTACAGGCTGATAGGTGAACCTTCGGCATAGCGAATGTCCATAGACAGCGGAACATGACCTTTAATCAAATCTGTATCGCAGTATTTGGTTCCGATATACACGGCGGTCCAAGGCCAGTTAAATGTGCCTGTTGGACGCGCTAAAAAATCAATACCACAAAGAAACTTTTCGTTTCCAATCGGCCTTTCTGTACCAAGGGATAGGACAATAGCCTTACTTCCCCATTGGTGGTATTTCAGGAGATCAAACCGCATCTCGCCCGTGTTGACATCCGGCCCATCAGCCAGAGCGACCCTGCTGGGAGGGTAATCGTATACCTCAAGATCCCATTGTCGAATCAGTTTGTCGCTATAGGAATACCTCTCGCGGAAATTCGGCTCCCTAAACTGAATAACAGGAAGGTGAATATCGCATTGGAACTTCAGGAAATGAAGCAACGCAGTCGAGTCCTTACCTCCGCTCCATAGTACGGAAGCCTTCGGCCACCGCTTGTTCCACTCTTTTGCTTTTTCTTTAGTTTTATTTATTAATGTATCATCCATATTCTAAACTATAATTGCTGCTGCTCCAATTGATCCGGCTGCTGCTGCACCAGATCCTATCATTGAATTGATTCCTGCCGCTTTTTGTGCGCCAGCATTCATGATTGCTTGCTGATAGTTCTGCCACTCCTGTTGCTCCTTATTAACAGCTTGCGAGGTGGAACCCATCATCTGGTTGATCCAATCTGTCGTAGATTGGAGATTTCCCTGTGCTGTCTGCCATCCTCCTTGTCTTGCAGCCTGACGCTGTTGAAGATCACGCGCCTGCTGTGCCTGCTGTGCGGCTACAGCCTGTGCAGGATCAATTCCTGCGGCTGGAGCATTGCCGATAGCCTGCGCTACTTGTGCGAGATTCTGCGCCCGTAGTGCCTGCGCCTGCTGGGTAGCCTGATCAAAGAAGCCAGACTTTCCAATGGTGCTGTCCTGCAATCCAGTCTGGAGATAATTCTGCAATCCTCCAGTCTTCGTCCAGTTCTGAAGCTCGTTCTGCCAAGAGAACGGGTTTTGTTGATTTGCAGTATAGCCGTCCATATTAGAAGCCAACTCCCTTGCCCCATTGCTGCATGGTATTCTGCCAGTAGTTGGGGTTCATGGGAGCCGTCTGTTGCTTTTGAAGCTCTTCACGGGCAGCGGCGGCATAAGGATTGGTCAGCTTCTCAAGATCCTTGCTCTTCATCGCATTTACTGCGGCAACTTGCCCCATCTGATTCAGCGCACCCTGCGGCCCGTAGATGTCAACAGACTGCGTCTCAAGCGGCTGTGAGGAACGCGCAATGTCCAAAGCATTCTGCCTAGCAAGTGCCTGCTGACCAGCTTGCTGCTGCAAACCAAGCATGGCAACATCGACAGTTTTATCAGGAGGTGGAGGTGTAGCAGGTGAGCCGCCCATAATTAAGCAGGAATGTATAGTTCTCTGTTAGTTCTGACAAGACCTAATTTATTCATCGTCTCTTCTGGGAAATTACCAGCACCAGCGCGATTATCCAGCGGAACTCCGATATATCCGTTCTTGCCTGCTAGTTGCGTGTGAGCAACCCAGTCGCTCATCACCTGCACAACATCTCTAGGCCGTGTAATTGCTGGATGAAACGCCGGATAGGTAACAGGAAGGTACACGCAATCAGAATATCCAAAGATTGTTTCGCCTCTGCACAGGGCATGGAGCGTAATGTTCGGGCTGTCTACAATTTTGTGGTCAAATGACTCGGCAAATGTCTGCATCTGCCGGAATTCCTGCGTGTTTGGTGCTATGTATCTATATGATATCTTTTCTCGCATGAATTATGTTCCTACAGCTACCTGAACACCATTTGCAAGCGTAGATTGGAGATTTTGCGCCTGCTGGGAGATAATCTGCCGCCTGACAACAGAATTACCGCAAACCATGCAAGGCAGGCAGTCAGGATCGCTAGGAGTATTGATCGGAATACTGGAATAAAGCGGGATCACGCCGTCATTACCAAACGGGGACATATACAGGTTAGGAAACTCTGTTACAGGGACGCTGGCTTGTTGAATCGTAGGCATATCAGCAGGTCTTGGTGTATTCGGTTGCCGCAGTAGTCGCCTTCTGCGTTGCTAGTGCTGCCGCCTGCGTATTTGCATCGTCCAGCGAGACATAGCTGATGAAAGATGCCGTTGCCGTAGCGGAAACATAGGTATTGGAATTAGCACACTTCAGTTTGATCGTCCTAGTCTGCGTACTAGACCATGAGTTGATCGCATTTCCTGCCTCTTCCTGCGGTGCAGGCTCAAGATCAATAGAAATGGACGATCCATCCTCTCCGACCACGCAATACTTGGTCTCGTTAGCGTTTGTCCGGCCTACGGATTTCTCAATCCACGGGTCTTGATACATCCTAATGGCATCAACGCCCATTGCTCCGCACCATTCAACGAGGAAGCTGAATGCCTTGTCTACATCCAGCGTGTATTTTGACTCGCAAGACTCGCTCTTTGTCGTGCGCTGGACGTTTTCGGTAATAAGTCGGCGGTATTGCGTCTGAAGAATGCCAAGATCGTTGATTTTGTCGGCCTGCTGGCTTGTCTCGTACTGGTATGGATCGGTGACAGCAAGCAATCGGCTGTTCAAGATTGACTGATACACGCCCTTGCTACCGCGATAGGACACCTTTACATCGACCGTCCCAGCAATCTGCGTGCAATCAAGCTCTCCGTAAGCCAATTGCTTCAGCCCCATCTCATCACCAAGCAAAGCCGTCTCAAATTGGCAATAAATGCGGTTTACTCGCTCGTTGGTCGTGCCGTCCTGATTGACTTCAAGATAGGTATCGTACCTTTCAGGAACAAATGCCTCCCAAAGATGGTTAAATGACCCATCGCTGGTGCTAGTGTAATCAACCGAGAAAGCATAGCACCTTGGAACTCCGTTGATGACATTGGTTGACCAGATCACAGGTCGGATTCCAGTCCAGACACCAGCCCATGCCGGAGTCCTAGCCTGATTCCATTCAGATGCGGCGGCATAATCCAGCACCATCGTCGCGCTATTAAGCGTTTCAAGGTATGGGATGGAATAAAGCAAGTAATTCTCAAACGATGTGGCACAGATACCTGTGTAATTAGGAGCCATCAGACGCTTGGCCTTCGCCATTTCTACATCCTTGTAAAGAACTTGGCTAGATAGATAGCTAGATGCGGCGACATCGACGCTGACAAGGCCACCCTGCGAGTACCACCACATGAGTCCATTCTGGAAGGCGATACTTTTTCCGGCAACGCACCCGATATTCGGGAACAATGTCTGCTGGAAGTTGGCAGTCGTT